CGTTTCCAGCCGGGCGCGTTGCGCGGTGACCTGCTCGTCGTGCCGGGCGATCGACAGCCGGTTTGCTTCGGCTTGCGCGGCGAGCGACCGCACCTCGGCCTGCATCTCCCGGACGTCTTCGTGCAGCGTCACTGCTCCTGCCTTAGACGACCCGGTTGACTTTGTCGGACAGCGCCTGAATTGACCGGCGAATGTCAGCGAGCTGCGCGTCCATGAGCTCGCGCGGCGCGAACGTCGCGGTCAGGATCGCGGTCTGTTCCTGCTGGGACCGCTCACGGTCACTTGATTGCGCGCGCCATTCGTTGACGCTCGCGAACCGCTTCTCGGTCGCGGCGTCCGCCTTCGCGATCGCCTGCTCCGACGCCTCGTTGACGAGCTGCATCTCCCGGCGGATCGCGTTCGCTCGAGTCTCGCCCGTCTCGGCGACGTCCTCGAAGCGCTTGTCGATCCCCCGGTGGCGTTCCTCCTCCAAGCGTTGCGCGGCGGCGAGCGCGAGCTTGAGCTGCTCCACGTTGTTCAGGGCCTGCGACGCAAGATGTTCAACCTGCGCCTGGATGTGCTCCCGGAGGTTGCGGTCACCGTCATCGATCTGGCGTGACAGTTCCTCCCGGAGGGCGCGCGCGCTTTTTTCGCGTTCCTCCTCCGCGACCCCCATTCCGCGGCGCTGCTCGTCGAGGATCGCGACGAAGTACTCCTTCAGGGTCCTGATCTTCTCGTCGAGGTCCCGCCGGATGTTGACGGCCTCAACGTTCCGGAGGTCATCTTGCCGGCGGATCGCTGCTTCAACGAGATCGAGCACGTTTTTGGTGGGGTCAACGACGGGTTGTCCTTGAGCGTCCACTCCCGGGCCCGGGTCCTCAGCACCAGCCATAGCCTTCTCTACCTTTCGAGTGCCGACAGGCGGCGCGTGAGGTCCCGGATCGTGTCGACGGGGAACCTGCGCGGGTGCTGCTCACCCAGCGTCAACCTGTGCGCAGTCTCGTTGCCCTGGTCGTCCAGTTCGATCTCGACGCCCATCACGCGCGTGGTGCCGGACACGCGGCCGGCGTCCGTTTCGACGCGATACGCGACCGTGTCCCCGAGCCAGTAGTCATCCCACGGCCACGGCGCCGTCTCCGGGTCCGGTTCAAACGCTTCGGTTATCACCGGATCCGGTCGCAGGAGGTCCTGCGCGTGTTGTTGGAGGGTCGCGAGCTCGCTGACATCCGAGAACGACTCTTGCCGCTCGTACCGGCCGTACTTGTCGCGGCTGACGGTGTCTTCCGCGGTCGCGGTCAACGTGACGCCGTTCTCGTTCTGCGCGCCCATTGCGATGACGTAGTTGACTGGCAGCTCGACTTGGCGGCGACGGTTCAGGACGTTGTCGAGGGTGCCGTCACCCTGCTCAAATCGGACGCTCGCGCTGATGTCTGTCCCGGCGCGCGCAACGACGTTGAACGCGCCGAGCGCCCCACCCCCCGCGATTGTGGGATCCAGTGGCGTGATCGCGTAATCGAAGCCGCCGTCGACCTCGGTGAGCTGCTGGATCAGTTCGAGGATCTGTTTGCGTTCGTACTGACGGTCCCGCAAGACGGTTGTTTGGATGGTGCCGCGGATGACCGGGACGGGACTGTTGATGTGCGCAGCCCGGATGGATTGCCACGCGATCTCGCCGGCGTCCACTTGGGTGTGAAGGCCCGTGACGTGCCGGGACCCGAGAATGGCCATGGGGTCCGCGAAGACCAGGGTCATCGTCGAGGTCTGCGGGTCGCTGGTCTCGTCGAACGGGCGCATCAGGCCACTGAAGACGAGCACCCCGTTCCGGTACGCCCGCAACTGCGGGATCCCATTCGCGAGCGCGGTGTAGAACTCGGCGGCGTCGGGGTCGTCGTGGTACAGGTCGAACGTGACCAGGGTCGGCCGGTTCAACTGGAACGTCAGTTTGGGACGGATCGGGAGGCTCGCGATCCTCACGCCGTTCGAGGCGGCGAGCACGAAATCCCAGTACGGACGGGCACGGGAGCGGGGGGCGTCCGGGTCCGGCTCCACGCCCGGCGGGGTCGGTGGTGACGTGGGCGGCGGCCCCCCCGGTGGTGGCGGCGCGGGTGGCGGCGGACTCACGACCGCGCTGGTTACCGCCGTGGTCGTCGCGCCCGGGGCGGTCCCCCCCGACCACGTGAACATCAGCCTGTAGAAGTACGTCGTTGACGGAACCAGTCCGCTGATCGTCTGCGACACGAACTGGTCGGCGCTCACGGCCTGCGCCGTTGACGTGGACGTCAGGCCGGTCGCGGTCGTGCCGTACTGAAAGAACGCGGTGCCCGTGATCCCCGCGAGCCCGGTGATTTCCCCGCGAACGACCAGCGACGTCGACGTCACCGTCGACGGCGCCAGTGTCGCGACCACAATCGTCGTCCCCGGCGGCGGCGGCGGAGGCGGAGGAGGCGGCGGCGGAGGAGGCGGCGGAGGCGGCGGGGGAGGCGGCGGTGGTGGTGCGGTCGCGCCGACGGTGAGCGTGACGGGAATGGTGATCGCGCCGGGCTCGTTCGCGGCGGTCGCGGCCGCGTCCGGGTCCAACAGCAGGAACTGGTCGTCCTGCCCGCCGCCGGACACGGACGGGAACGTCGTGTCCGGCACCACCGTCAGCGTCGTCGTCAACATCGTCCCGGACGCGAGCCCCGTCGTCAGGCCGGCGATATCGAACGCCATCGGCGTGTTGCTGTAGATGACCGTCCCGGTCCCCGGCGGCGGCGGCGGCGGGGATGGCGCCGCAACAACGGTCAACACGACCGGCACCACAATCGGGGACTGCCCCGTGTCCGCTGGGGTGATCGTGATCGTCGTCGTGTACGACCCGGCAGCCAGGCCTACGGGCAGCGCCGTAATGTCGTACAGCGTCTGCGTGGACACGGGGGGTTCCGGGTCCGTGGTCGCCCCGAGGCGGTACACGCCGCCCGTGGAGGTCAGGAAGTACGTCTCCCCCCGGACCGTGTCAATGGACACGACCTGCGCGAGCGCGGGGATCGGCGCGGACCGGTCATTCCCGCCAGTGACCTTGTCAATCAGCCGCAGAGCGCCCGCGTTGAAGTCAGCGACAGGGACCGCCGTCGTCCAGCCGACCGCCTCCGTGTTCTGGACGGGGGCGCCAACGATCGAGGCGCGCCACGTCGGAAACTGGTCGCGCGGGTACTCCCGGATCGGATCAGCCATCGGTTACGGCTCGTATGCGCCCGCGGCGCAGTTCCCCGTCGGTCGGGTGACGCCGGCCTGGTCAAACCGGATCCCCGGGTTCGGGACCTTGCCGATCAGCGGACTCCCGGCGAGCGGCTTCCCGATCGAGCTGACGGACGGGTTGCCGGACCCGAGCGCGAGCGTCCACGACGATCCGAGGTTCACGTTCGTTCCCCAGTTGTACTGGAAAATGTTGTTGGACCCCATCTGGAACGACTCGTATCCCTGGTGGCCAACGTTCCCGTAGATCCGGTTGTTCGTCGGTCGGCCACGGGACGCCTCGTCGTTGCCACCCCACGTCAGACTGTTCTGCCCGGACGTTCCCTGGCAGTAGTTGAACCCGCAGAAGCTGTTGCGGAACGCCCCGAACCCGTGGAGGTTCCAGCCGGGTTGCGCATCAATGCGGTTACATGCCACAACGCAGTCGACGGCGGCTGCCATGTACACGCCGTGGACGTGGGAGTCCGGGTCGGGGCCGGGGTAGTTCACGGGGGATACGCGGTGAATGATGTTCCCGAACGCGAAGCAGTGATGCGGGGTGCTCGCGCTCGCAGCTCCGGACTGAAACAGGAAGCCTTGCATGGGGGTGCCGCCGGCGGCACCCATCAGCTCGCAGAACGAGAATTCCACCCAACTGGTCGATTGCTGAAAGGAGACGGCGTATTCGATGTCCGCGGACAGCCGGAGCCGCCGGAACCGGAGGCCGCTGATCGAGCCATCGAACTGCATGAAGCGTTCCATGGACACGATCGCGCTGTCCCCGTCCGGGATGATCGTCACCGGGTTCGTGACGCTCTTAGCCCACCCGGAGTTCGGGAGATCCGAGAAGTTGTACGTCCCGCCCGCCAGCTTGACCGTTGTTCCCGCGGCGGCCCCGGCGATCACGGACTGCCAGTTGCCGCTGTTCGCGGTCACGATCGACCCCGAGCTCAGCGGCAACGGCGCCGGTAGAAACACGCTCGAGTTCGCGGTCCACAACAGGCTGGTATCAACGTTCGTGCCGCCCGTGGGCGGCGGGGGCGGTGGCGGTGGCGGCGGCGGGGGACCAACGGCAAGCGTGGTGGCGGACAGGGTCACGCCGGTGGTGGTGACCGCGCCGCTCGCGATGGTGTACGCGAGCCGAAAGAAGTAGGTGGTGCTCGCGGTCAGCCCGGTCGCGGTGTCCGTGATGAACTGGTCGGTCCCGTCGATCGTGTCAATCGCCGTTGACAGGTTCAGGTTCGTGCTCGTGGTGCCGTACTGAAAGAACGCGTCCCCGAGATCTCCGCCAACGTTCGTGATGCGCCCGAGAAACCTGATCGTGGTGGTCGTAATGTCATGCGATGACAAGGTCTCCGCGACCACTGTCGTCCCCGGCGGCGGTGGCGGCGGCGGCGGCGGTGGCGGCGGGGGCGGGGGGCTGGTAGGGATCGTCGCGCGATTCCCGAGCCGGAGGACCTGCCCGGCGCTGGTGAGGTAGTAGACCTGGTTGAACTGGTCGCGATCAATGGAAACGACGTTCGTGAGCGCGGACTGCGGCGCGACCGCGTCGTTCGCGCCGGTGACCGCATCGATAACCCTGAGCTGGTCTGAGATGAAGTCACCGATCGGGACCTTGTCCGCCCAGCCGCCGGTGGCGTTGTCATCCCGGATGGGCGCGCCGACCACGATCGCCCGGATCGTGCTCGTGTTGAACGGGTACTCCCGGATCGGCAGGATCTCCCCAGCGACACCGGACGTGTAGTTCGCGAAACCCCCCGTGTTCGCCGAGTTGCGGAGGATCGTTCCCTCCCGGTTCGGCCATCCGAAGTTCGCGAGTGTCGTCCGCCCAGCGACGACGTAATCCACCTCGTCCCGTGGGACGGATGTGTGTCCCGTGTCGGACCCGACATCCCCGATGTAGCAGGACTGCGTCCACATCGCGCCGGCGACCCCGAGCACACCCGGATCGAAATCGAACCGCCACGGATTCCTGAGGCCCTTCGCGCCGACCGCGAACGTCGCCGACGTGCGAGGGCTCGTCCAGAACACCATCTTCCCGCGCGGCGCGGTGTTCGTGGACTGCGGCCCGTTCGTGGCGTCCGTCTCGTTGTTCGCGTCCCCCGCACTGAACCACAGTTTCCGGTCGACGTCGAAGCGGAGGCATCCCCCGAAGTGGCGGCCCTGGGCGTCCCGGTTCGCGTCGGTCAGAATGTCCCGCCGGGTCGCGAACGAGCACACATCAACGTTCCCCGTTGACTTGAATTCGCTGACGAACAGTGTGCCGCTGGAATTCGTCCATGACACGTACATCGCGATGTTCCCGCCCGTATCAAGGTCGGGATGAATCGCGAGCCCAAGGAGTCCGCCCTCGTTTCCGAACACGCTGTAAATGCTCGAAATGTCCAGCGCCGGAACCGATTGGACGGTGCCGGACTTGACGACAAGCACCCGGCCGGTGGTTCTCGAGGCGACGTAGAATCTGTCCGTGAGGTCCGTTGCGCGTGCGGCGAGCTGGATTGGATACGTGATCGTTCCGGAGGACAGCGCGGACTGGAGCGTGGACGTGGTTTCCGCGTCCAGGGTCGCGCCGGTGACGGTCCCGCCCGACCATGTGAACGCCGTCCGGAAGTAGTACGTCGTCCCGACCGTGAGCCCCGTGATGGTGTGCTGAATGAACTGGTCGGGGCCGGCGACCGCCTCTCCCGTCGTGGAATTCGAGAGACTGAGAGGGCTGGTCCCCCACTGAAAGAACGCGGTCCCCGCGTTGTTCTGCGGCAGGATCTGTCCGAGGAACGTGAGACTCGTTGATGTCGGTTGGGACGCGCTGATCGTGACCGCCGCGACCCGGGTGAATGTCCCCTCCCGGTTCGGCCAGTCAAAGTTGACGGCCGCGTTGGTACCGGCCGCGATGTAATCGATCTCCTCCCTGGGGACGGCGGTCGTGGCGGGGTCAGACCCGACATCCGCGATGTACACCGGTTGCGGGAACAGGGTGCCGGGCACGGCGGTGACGGTCCGGTCAATGTCGAACCGCCACGGGTTCCGCAGTCCCAATGCCCCGACGACACGGGTGGTTGCGGTCAGCGGCGCCGTGAACAGGTTGATCTTGCCGTACGCGGACGTGGCGTTCTGGGGGCCGTCCGCGGCGAGCGGGTCCCCCTTGTCCCCGATGCTGGCGAGGAGTTTGCCGTCGGAATCGAGGCGTAGGCATCCCCCGTAATGGATGCCGGTCGTGTTCGTGGCGCTGATCAGGTCAACGCGGCTCGCGAGCGTGACCGCGTCCAGGTTGCCGCCGGTCCCGGTGAATCGGCTGACGCGGAGGGTCCCGACATTGTCCGTCCAGGACACGAATAGGACGAGCTGGCTGGAGACAAGGGTCGGGTAGACGGCGAGCCCGAGGCAGCCACCTTCCTGTCCGAACACGCTCGCGATACTCGAGAGATCAAGCGCGGGGGTCGCGAGAACGGCGCCGTCCTTGACTACCCACACACGGAGCGCGTCGCGGGAGAGGACGTAGAGGCGATCCAGGGTGTCAGCGTCGCGGCCGGCGACCGCGACCGGGAACGTGATCGCCCCGGACGTGATCGCGTTCTGCAGGCCGATCGCGGTGCTACCGAGACGCAGCGCATGCGGAAAGGTGAGGGTCGCCACGACGTTAGACCTGGCTGATCCGGAGCCACGGAACGGGCGTACTGATCGTGAACCCCGTAAGGCCACCCGCGACCTGTTGCGTGACCGTCAGTCGCTGCGTATTGGATGTGGACGCCCCGGCGACCGCGTTCAGGGCGATGCTCGTCGGGCTGACAACAAGGTCGCTTGAGATCATGTCGATCAGGACGGGGACCGTGAACGGCGCCTGCGTGGTGTCCGCTGGCGTGATCGTGATATTCACGTTGGTGTCAGCCGTAAGCCCGGTGGGGCTGACGGACAGCGCGAGCGTCGTGGGAGCGCTCAGGGACCCGGTCGCGGTGATCCGTGTCGGTAGCGTCAGCGAGAAGTTGGGGTTGCCGCCGGGGATCGCCTGCGTAACTTGCAGGGACGCCTGCACGGGTGTCGTGGACCCGACCGGGGCGGTGACGGTCAGGGACTGGGGGGTGGTACGGATCGCGGACAGCGCGGTCGCGCCAAACACGCGAGCGGTCTCCGCCCGGGCGAACCAGGCATCGGAGAGCGCCGTGCCCTCCGCAACCCAGACGCGACTGACCTCACCGAGAAACGGGGAGGTCCCATCACTTTTCGCGCCGATTACGAGCGCGGCGATCGTTGCCGGCACGGTAATCCCGCGGGTATCGGCTTCCGCTTTCAGGGTGCCGTACTGAAAGAACGCGGACCGGCCGGGCGCGCCCGTCGGGTTCTCCGGGGTCACCGGGTTCGTGGCGGTCGGGTCGTACCGCCATCCCCATGAATGCCATGATCCGACCGTGGGAGCACCCGCCGTTGTTTCGTCGTACACGCCACGGTACGCGCCCGTGTTCCCGTTCGTTGCGGTCCCGATCCTCGCCATCCGCGCGTATGTCGGGGTCACCCACGCGACCATGCCGGCTTCTGTCGTGAGGTCCGGATTGTCAACCTTTGTGACGAGTCGTTGCGGACCCGTCAATGTGAGCGGCCGGTAGAGGCCGCCCATACTGAATGCCCCGGTAACGGTCGGGGGGCGCGTCCCTACCAGCGCGTCGAGTGCGGTCAGGTACGCGCCGTTGAGGCGGACACCTTTCGCGTTTGCGACGGACGGCAATCCGCCTACGGTGGTCGCGCCGCTCATGGCACCTGATAGATCTTGACGTCGTCAACGTACACGTCGAACGGGGACGGGCTAATCCCGTCCGAGTAGTTGTTGATCGCCCAGTGCTGATCAACACCCCACGCGTTGGAGATGGTCTGCCCGTTGTTCGGGTGCCCCGTTCGCACGTTCGGTCGGTCGTGGATCAGCACGTCGTTGAGCCAGTACCGGATGGTCCCGTCGAACGCGCTCGACTGGCGGATGAACGAGGTGAGCTTGAACCATGACCCGATCGGCAGCGTTGCGTTACCCGTCGGGTTGTAGTTCTTCTGGCCCGCCGCCTCGCCCGATGTTGGGCCGGCGAGCCCGGACTGCGGACCCCACGTCAGATACGGCACGATCGCGCCGCCCTGGGGGTACGCATCGATGTACCAGATCGGGTCGTTACGGGTCGACGTCCGTGATTTGAACTGGTCCAGCATCATGAACTGGCCGCCGCTCCCGTTCAAGGTGTAAAGCGACGGGATAAACAGCCACCGCTCGATGTACAGCTCACGGTTGGCGTTCAGTTCAGCCCACCGAAATAGTCGGCACCCTGGTTCGCCTTCCGCGGTCGGCGGCCCGGCCCAGCGCATCCGCGCCGACCACGACCCCGTATGCGCGCGATCCTGACTCGCGCTCGAGACGGCAGGAAGCGTGTCGAAAATTCCGCCACCACCAGAGCCGTTTCCGCTCCACTCATTCAGGTTGCCGCTCTCCATCGTGATCGACGTGAGCAACGGCCCGAATGTCGGGCCGCCACCGGGCGGCGGGGACGTCGGCGCCTGCGTTGACGCGGACAGCGTCGACCCGAAGAGCTGCCCGCCCGTTGCGGGTGTGAACGCGAGCCGAAAGAAGTACATGGTCCCCGCGTTCAGGCCGGTCACGAGATGCGACACGAACTGGTCGATGCCGTTGATCGCTTCCCCCGGTGTCGTGGACGACAGGTTGGTACTGGACGTCCCGTACTGGAAGACCGCGGTCCCCGTGGTACCCGCGAGATTCGTGAGCTGCCCAAGCAACTGCAACGTTGAGGTTGTCGTCGCGGACGGCGCCAATGTCGTGACCGTAATCGAGGACGTCGGCGGCGGCGGACTCGTGGCGTACGAGATCGATACGCGATTCGCGTCCCCCCCAGCGGCGTCCCCCAGGTACCCCCCGTTCGTGATGTGCGGGGTGATGTCGTAATGGATAACCTCACCGGTCACGTCGGGCGGGTCGAAGGATGTCGTTGACCCTCCGGACACCGTGTACAGCTCGCGAGCGGCGACAGCGGTGTACGGGGAATGGACTGCCGCGACCGTGTACCCGGAGGCACCCGATACGGCCGTCCAGTTGAGAACCTGCCCGACCGCACGGAAGTTCGTGACGAGAATGACTCCGGGTGGTGACGGCGGCGGCGGCGGCGGCGGGCTGGTAGCCCCGGACGTGCCCGCAAGGTAGTGCGCCTGAATCTGGTTCGCGGACAGTGCCTGCGTGAGGAGCACGCATTCGTCGATGACGCCGCGGAAGAAGTCGTTCGCGGTTGTCTCGTTGCGGCCAGCGCCGATCCGGAGGGGGCGACTGACGGCGTGCGTCTGGTTGTACGTTCCGGACGGCACCGTGCTGTTCGCGGCGCCCGCGTTCACGTACAGTTTGGGGACGCCTCCCTCCCATGTTCCGGTGAGGAACACGGTCTGTCCGACTTGGACGGTCTCGACGCTTTCGACGGTCACGAACGTGTTGTCGGACAGGCCAACCAGGAACCGCCACCGGTTCGTGGATGCGGCAACGATGTACCAGCCGCGCGCGATGCTGACCCCGCTGTCGCGGTAACTGATGACTGTGCGGCTGGTGCCCTGCCCGCCCGTGACTTTGACCCACGCCATGACCGTGAACGCAGGGGTCTGCAACGCGGTCGTCGCGGGCACCTCGAAGTACCCGGTGGTCGGCACCGTGTCGGTGCCGCCGACCTGGACGGCGCCGTCCGCGGTCCCGTCCGTGAGGAGGGTGGTGACGTTCCGGGTGATCGCGCCGTTCGCGACCCCGTTGCGGGCGCCCTTTCGGTCGACCGCGTTGACGACCGCGACGCCTTCCGGTTCGATCGCGATCAGGAACGCCGCGTAGTCCGTGGATTCCCCGGCGGGAGTTGTCGCCCCGGCGGCGGCGACCGCGCCGGCCGCGCCCTGATCGAGGGACGCGACGTAGATCTCTGTGGCGCTGAGGTCTTGGCGTTCCGTGTATCCGGCGGGTGGCGTTTCGTTGAGATCCCACCGGCTCATCTCGATGTACAGGATCAGCGACTTCTGGGTGGTCGTGAACCCGGGGGCAGTGAACGTTGCGGCAGCCCCGGTGGCGCCACTGACCTGGTTGACGAATTCGCCTGTTGCCTTCGCGGCGGTCACCCGTATCGCGGTGCTGGTGCACCGGACGGCGATGCCACCCCACGTGACGCTGATCGGGTTCGCGAGATCCCCGGCCTCAACGCGTTTCGTCCAGATCGAGTTGCGATCCCCGGACGCCGTGATCCGAGTCGAGTCTCGTTGCACCCACGCAGTGGACCCGCCGGACGCGACGGCCGTGGTGACCGCGGTCGCGGACTCGATGTGCACAGCGAGGACGACGACATCCCCGATCGCGGTACTGGTCGGCCATGGCACGGCATCCGACGTTTTCCCGGCCACGCTGTTGGTGCGCGACAGTCCGCTGTACACGGTGGTGCCGGTAGCGCCACCGCCAGCGGCTTCCCCGAGCGGCCAGTGCGCGATGACCGCCGACCCGAGCGCGTCTACCGCGACACGGAACCCCGTGGTGGTGGACACGGGCGCGTTGATGTCAATCCCGCGGACCGCGCCGGTACCGGTCAGCGCGAGACTCGCGCCCCCCTTGCTGTCCGGGAAATCGCCGGTGAGTTCCTCGAGTTTCCAGAACCGGGTCGCGACAGCCGCGACTTCCGCGTCGTACGGGCCGACGGGTTGCGCGTCCGTGACACTCATGGACGCCGCGATCGCGGGGATGGTGTCCCCGCCCTGCGCCGGCGTGATCCCGACCGTCGCCGTGTAGTTCCCGCTGGTGGCCTGGTTGGTCGCGAGAAGGTAGAGGTCGGTGTCCGCCGTTCCGGTCGCGGTCGTGCCGACCGCCCCGGTCGTTCCGACGCGTACACGAAGCCAACCGACGGAGTCACCGGTCACCGTAGCCGTGAACCCGCGGCTGGCGCCCGCTGACGTATCAACGATCCGGACACGTTTCGCGTCGGGACTCGCCGCCCCCCGGGTCGCCGCGAACGTCACGGTATTCGCCGACGCAACCAGGTTCGTCGCGACCGCTGTCGCCCCGGCCTGCCCGGTGGCGGCCGCCTGCCTGTTGGAATGCGACCAGGGCCAGTCCGCGACGCCGCGGGCACCGAACGCGACAATGTCCGGGTAGTGCGGCGCACTATTGGAGGTGTACTGCCAGTCGTCGGATTCATCGAACACGCGACGGAGATACGCGTCCGCGACCCCCATCCACACCGCCTTCGAGCACGTGAGGCGAATGCCTTGCCCGGCGGCGACCGCGACCGGCGCCGCGAACTGCACGACAACGGGGCCACCACCGGTGGGGGCCGCGGCGCTCGCCGGGCTCACGACCGCGGACCCATTGTTCGTGCCATCCGCGTTCAGGACCTGCGCGGTGACGGTGCACGTCCCTGCGGTCGTGGGATTCGCGAGCGCGTACTTCAATGATGCCGCGTTGACGGCATCCATCCGCGTAACCGTCGGGGTTGCCGCTGACGCGATCCGCTGCCCCGTGAACGGCATCTTCGACCGCAGCCGGGTGGATCCCAGTTCCCGCCAGAAGTACACGGGGATGCGGGCGTGGTCGTTGCCGTTGTCGACCCCGGAGCTCGCACCCGGATACCTGCCGACCGCGGTACTGAACACCCACGGGTCGGTGGCGAGCGCCTTCGACGCGACCACTTCCCGCGGGTCCAGGCCATGCGTTGAGTACGACGACGCGGCCGTGATCGTGTTCACATGGTTCGGCGGCGTTTTGACGGTCCCGTCCGGCAGCAGGATCGTGTTCCTTGTGGTCACCCAGTTCGGGCCGCTCGCGTTCAGGACGGGGTCCGCGTGCATGTTCCTGATGACGAGCCAGATGGGGAGGCCGGCGACCACGGACAGGCCGGCCGGAATGCTCATATGGATCAGGAAACTGTTGGTCGTCGCACCGATCAGTGCGCGGGTTCGCTGGTCGTACCGGTAGACGTTGCCGCCCGCGCCGGGGCCGCTCGAGTCGGCCGCAAGTTGTTCGGTCGCGAGCGCCGAGCTCATGTCCGGCAACCCGTCCGCAAGCTGGTTGTGGACCGTGAACCAGATGAGGCCGCCGGACCCTAAAGCGGTCCCGGCCGCCGGGCTATTCCAGTTCGTGCCGATGTAGTTCCACGCGACCCCCAGCGTGTCCCACACCCGCGTTTCGGGCGGGACGATCCGTACCCCGTGGAGGTACTGCGCCGCGCCTCCGTTCGGGAAGTACACGTCGTTGGATGCGTACGCGACGGGCCCGGGGATCGTGACGGTATCAGCGAGCTCAGCCATGCGTTAGACGGTGGTCAAGGACGCGGTCCGCTGCGGTAGTTCTTCGATGATCATCTCGAACGGTCCTTGGATGACCTGTCCGCCGACCGCGAAGTTGTCCAAGATGAACGCGAACTCGACCTGGTGGGAGCCGGCGGTCGGGACCCATCCCATCACGTGCGTCGCACCCGGCAGGGACGTGAAGTCCGCGGTCGCGGGAGAGAAATGCCCAAGGTAGATCGCGTGCGGCCCGGCGCCCCCGGCGCCTGGGGCGCCGGGCGTGACACTGTCGAAGATCGGCATGACCCGGATCCCGTACGACGGGGCGGCCGCCGCGACCGTGATGAATCCGTGGCGGAGCGTGATCCGGACGGGGGCCCCGGTGAATTCGCCTCGGAACGTGCAGTTCGCGGGCACCTGTTTCGCGGCGCCGCCCGTCCCCGTCAGGCTCGTTTCCGTGTACCCACGGTAGTACTGGCCGCGGGCGATCGGGCGCCGGTCCCGGATCCGGGCGGCCGTCACCGACGTTGCGCTGGTCGGCATGAGAATGTCGCACAACCTGACCGCGCTCTGCGGGAGCGCCGGCCGCCCTACCGCGTTGTCAAGGGTCGCGCCGCTCGTTGCCGTCCCTTGCAGGTACTCGCAGATCGGATCGAACTGCCCGGACCCGTCATGCGTGCTATCCCGGACACGGAGCACGACACTGTCAATGCGGGGGTTCGCTACAGACGCCGCGAACGCGTCCAGGGTGATCACCGTGCCGTGCTGCGCGACGTGATACCTGCCCTGATTCGAGTTCGTCAGCGTGTCGCCTTGAACGAGGACGCCCTCACCGGCGTTCGCGTCGACCTCGACTTGCATGTTCGCGCCCGCGTTGCGTTCATGCACCTTGTACGTGGACGCATCAAGGGCGCCCTCCTGCAAGGGCGCCCCGAAGTAGCGGCGAAAGTCGATGGCGTCGTACCCGGGGGTCGCACCGATGCCGCCCTGTGTGAGGTTGAGAGCATGGCCGACGCTTGGTGCGACGACTACCGATGACGCCACAGCGCCCCCTTCTTTCTACTTGTAGGCGTGCCGGTACCGGACCGACACGGACGCGCCGGTACCGAAGTCACGGGCGATCAGGTTGATCGTCCACGTCCCTCGCGGCAAATCGAACCAGCGGGATCGCTCGCTGACGAGCATGTTCATCCGGTTCGCGGTCCCGTTCAACAAGACCTCGGGACGGTCAATGTTGCTGACCGTCAGCGTGTCCCCTGCCGCGACATCCCCCACGAACACCAGGGCGCGGTCGGTGCCGGCCAGCGTGATCTGCGGATCCAGCAGGTATCCGCGGAGCTCGAAGATCAGCGGTGTCGGGGTTGTCCCCAAGTTCGTGAGCTGCACGCTCGACGTCGACGACGGCTTGAACCGGACGGGAAACATGAGCGGGAACCGGGCGCCGCCGGTGGTGGTCGACGACAGCGGATTCCCAGCGACCGTCGTCTGGGTCTGTGAGTACGCCCGCGGGTCCGTTGCCCGCAAGTGCGCTTGGAACTGGAGGCGGCGGGGGCCGGGGACGACGGTCCCGGTGATCTCCTCAAACCTGACACGTGACTGCAACGCCGTGGTCGTGCCGAACGTCCACAGCAAACGGCGTTCCGTTTCCAGGGTGCTCTGGAGGGCGCCGCTGATCGCGCGGTACTCCGCCCACACCTCGTCGTCCGTGTCCCCGAGCAGATCGAACGCGATAGTGATCAGCGAATCATCCAAAAACCGTGTCCGGGCACGAGTCCCGTGCCGGCCCGTGCGCGGCACCACCACAGACCGCGCCTTCGCGCCGAAGACGCCTTCGATGCTGGTGACGTGCCGGGAGCCGGGGGCGAGCAACTGCGTGATCTGCCCGAACTCATCCTCGAGCGCGAGCGCGGATACCAGCGCGTTATTCGGCACGAGCTACCGGCCGCCGTACGCCGTCAACTGCTGCTCGACGTTCCGCCATTCCCGCACCCAATCCAAGTGCTCATGCACTTCGAGCCGCTCAATGTTCACGAGCGGCCCGCCCTTCCCGGCCGGGCTGATCGTCTCGCCCTGGTGGACGTACGCCATCCCGTCCCGCGGGACGACCCCACCCGTGGCGTACGCGCCGAGGTACGGGTCCCGGCCGAACATGCCGCCCTGGGCGAGCCCTCCCGGGTGCCTCGGAGTGAATCCCGCCTTCGTGTGGCTATGCCATCCGGGGCCGCCGCCGGGCTCGCCGCGGTTGGTTCCCCAGTCGCGCCCGCCGATGGTCGCGAACACGTGCCCCGGGTTCGCCCAGATCGTGAACTGCTTCCCGGGGCCGGGCATCCCGTAGTTCATCATCGCCCCGGACACCATCGTCGGGAACCCAAACCCGGCGTGCTGCATCAGCATCGACACGGATGACGAGCAGTCCAGGCCGGGGTTCGGGCGTGCGGGTTGGACGTGGCCGCCGCCGTACACGTACGGGAAGTCGCCGGCGTCGATCTCGTTCGCGATCTTGATCAGCTTCTTGAGGACCGCGGCCTTGTCGCCGGGGAGCGGTCCGCCCGTGATCCCGCCGCCACCTGCCCCGCCGCCGAAGGAGCCGATGACGTCCGAGACCTTCCCGCGGATCCAGTCGCTGACGCCGCTGATCGCGTGCCGGCCGAGGCCGTGCATCCATCCCGGGAGCATGTCCGCCGGGTTCGGCAATTGGTCAAGCAGGAACCCGGCGCCACCGGAGATCAGGTCACCGACGATCCCGCCGACCGCGCCGACCGCGTCACCGACGGCGCCCGCGACCCGCTCGAGGATGCCGCTACCGCCTTGCGGGTCGACGTTCACTTGGCGCATCCCCCACGCGTTCTGTGGGCCCCGGCCACGCCAGTCGTAGAAGTCGATGCGGCGACCCTTGATCGCGCCACCGGTATCGAACGCCTTGAAGTCGCGTTGCGTCCCGAACGGGTTCGGCTGAATGTCGAGTTTCGAGCCGAGCGGAATGAGCCTGGGGTCGACTGCGACCCCGAGGACGTGCGGGTTTCCGCGCAGGTTCGTGCCGTCCGCGGTGACACCGGTCCCCTGGATTCCACCCCATGGCGGGCCGTACGCGCTCGCGGTGTACACGCCGCCCTGCTGGAGGCCGGGGAGCAGCCCGCCGGGCGTGGCCTGCTGCCGGCGCGGTCCCTGCCCGGGCGGGTACACGCCCGGCGGGAGACCCACTGCGCTGGACGCTTGCATCGCGAGTCCCTGCGCTCGGGACCTGTACGCCGGGTTCGTGGGGATCACGAACTCCGGATGCCGCGGGGCTTCCTCACCCATGAGCGTGATCGGGCTCGCGACCAGGCCGCCGGTCCGTGCGAACGCGCCGCCACCCGCGAACGCCTGGAAGACGCCGCCCTTTCGTTTCTCGTCCGTCTTGATGTCAGCGATCGGCTTGATGTCAACACCGGGAAGCTTGTTGATCACGCCGATGATCTTGTTCAGGAACCCCACGACCTTGTTCGCGCCCGCCTTCAGACCGTCAACGATCCAGTCCAAGATCGAGCCGCCAATCCCTTGGAAGCCTTCTTTCGCGGCGGCCGCGGCATCCATGACACGGTTCTTCAACCATCCGCCGACACCGGAGAGCGCTTCGGTCACCACTTGGATGCCTTCCGCGACCCGGTTGGTGATCCATGACCCGACGCCCTTGAAGCCCTCCACCTGGGCGTGCACGAGGTCGGTGACGCGATTCTTGATCCAGCCGCCGACAGCACCGAACAGGCTAGTGATGACCTGGATCCCTTCGGCGACCCGGTTGGTGATCCAGGATCCGACACTGATGAATCCGGCGACCTGGTTGTGGACGTACTCCACGACCCGGTTCTTGATCCAGCCGGCCGCTGTCACGATCGCGGCGGCGGCACCAGTGATTCCGTCCCGGAGGCGCGCAACGACCCATCCGCCGAGCGCAAGGAACGCGTCCTTGGCGTTCCGGATCGGCGCGATGATCGCGTTCACGACCCCGATTTGGACGGCCGCCATGATCCGCGGGCCGGACCCGCCGAACAGGTCAGCGATGCCCTTGATCACCCCGGTGAGGAACCCGATCACGCCACCGACGACGTCCTTGACCATCTGGAACGCGCCGTTGACGATGTCCCGGAACGTTTCGGACTCGTGGTACGCGATGACGAGCGCGGCGACGAGTCCGCCGAGCGCGAGCGCGACCAGGCCGATCGGGCTGGTCACGAACGCGGCGTTCAACGCGACCCATGCTTGGATGGCGCTCGCGATCCCGATCACCCGGAGCGCGACGAGCGCGCTCGTGATCCCGCCGACCGCGGTCGCGAGCGCGAACGACGCCGCCTCGTTCTGCCGGAACCACCCGACCATGCCGCTGATGACAGCAACGACCGCGCCGATCGCGGTCCCGAGCCCCCGGAACGTGCTGACAAGCGCGCCACCCACTCCGCGGCCGGTGACCATCTGATCGAACAGGACGGTCAGCACCTTCGCGGCCTTGTCCAACGCCGGGACGAGAACCGCGCCGCCGGCCTCCGCTAGGTTCCCGACGCTCACCTTCAGCTTGTCCATCGGTGTTGCGGCCGCGGCCGCGCTCCCACCGAACTCCCGGTTGACCTCCCCGATAATGATCTTCTGGGCGCCGAGCATGTCCCCGGACGCCTGCAACGCCTTGATCTGCTTCACCTGCTGATCCGTGAACGTCACCCCGGATCGCGTCAACCGGGTGAGGCCCTTCGCGGGGTCGTTCAGTGCCTTCCCCAACTGCAACGCCGACGTCCGCATGTCGGTGCCCATCGCGACGCTCATGTCCAGCGCCGCCTTCGTTGTCTGGTTGAAAACGTCGTTGCCCTTACCGGTCTCGTTCCGGATCCGGGAGAACGTCAGCAGCAGGTTCTGGCCGGACTGGATCGCCTCATCGTCGATCCCGACCTTCCGTGACAGGGCACCGGCGAGGTCCTGCACCTGTTTCGCGGAGATGTTCGCGACACCACCCGTCGATTTCAGGACCGCCGCGGTTTGCGCCCCAACCTTCCGGGCCTCCTGGAACTCGTCGATCATCAGGTGCACGCCCTTGCTCACAGCCCCGAACGCCGCGAGCCCCGCGAGACCGCCCATCACCGACTTCAGCCCGCCGATCGCTCGCGACCCGCGCTTGCCCGCCTTGTCCAAGTCCGCGCCCGCCGTGCGCGCGCCGGCGCCGGTGAGCGTCAGGTCCTTATGGACGCCGGTGAGTTGCCGGGACAGCGTGTTGATGCCATCCGCGCGAACGAGGACCGTGAGCGTCGCTGCTGTCGCCACCCCTGCTCACCTCCCCCGTCGCTGTTGTCGGGCTTGCTTGGCTTGCTGCTTGTTGTGCTCGTCCTCACGGACGCGATCCAGCTGCTTCCAGTGCTCATACTCGATGAGGGTCATGCCCTCCTCGAGCGCGGCAACGGACCGCCACCCGAGACGCTCCGCAAGCTCGAACCGGTAGCGGAGGTCAGTCTTCCGCCTGGCGAAAGTCGCTCCCGGCCGCCAGGATCTCCTTGCTCGTTTCCTCACCCATCCCGGCGAGGAACCGCATGTCATCAAGGATCGGGGCGAGCTCGACGACGGGCATCGCGTCAATGAGGTCACGGGCCGCGTCCTCCGACAACTCCGGGTCGGCGCACACCGCGGCGAGCAGCTTCGACGCGAGCGTCAGCATGTCCAGGCCCGCGCGCGTGTTCCCGGTGTCCGGGTCGATCAGCTCCTCATGAAGCGCGCTCGCGGCACCAACCCCGAGCCCCCTGAGCAGAATCGTTCCGCCGAGATCTGGGATCTCGACCTCGCGTTCCCGGAACTTGAACTTGCCCTTCGCCTTCTTGACCTGCTCGACAGTGAGACGCGCCACGGGTACTCCCTTGGACGGGGTGGGACGGGGTTCCGGGCCGGACGCCAACCCCGTCAAGGGACGCCCGGCCCGGACTCGGCGACAAACCCCCGGACGGGGGCCCATCAAACTTGGGTTACGGGGCCCTGGTGATCCCGGTGCTCGACGCGTTCTCGAAAGACACGTCCGTGCCGGACACGTCACCGATCGATCCGTCCAACGGATTGAAGCCAGCGAGGATCGCAGTCATCGTGTACGACGGATTCGTCGCGCTCACAGCCGCGCTCGTGGGCTTCACGACGACGGGGAACGTCGCGCCGGACTGCGACAGCGGCCACAGCGTCGCGTCGACGCTGCCGCCCGCGAAATCCTGCTGGAAGTGGACGGTGATCGTTGCGTCACCGAGCCCCTGCAGCTTCTGCTTGTAGTTCGACGTGCCGAAGCTGTTCGCCTCGACAACATCGAACGTCGACTCGATCGTGACGCTGTCGGCGTGATCAGACAGATTCACGCTGTTCACTACGATCGACGCGTCTTTTAGGACAAATTTCGCCATGGGTAATGCCGCCTCCTGCGAGGTGCTACACTTCTGGGATGGGCAACGACATGACGGGGCTGTGCGCTACGTGCGGGAAGCCGTTCGGGCTTCGGTACGGAAGTCGACCGGGACGATTCTGCTCCCGGGTTTGCTACTTCGAATCAATGCGCGGTGAGCACCGCACGCCGGGCGTAGAGGGGCGGATGCGGATGGCGCGCAGCCATCCCATTGCCCCGCCCGGCGGGATCACGTTGATCAGCCGGATCGTGCTCTACGACAAGATCGGTCCGGGCGAGCATCCGTGCCATTGGTGCAACACTCCGGTCCGATGGATCGTGGGCGGTGGGCCCGCAACGCCAGGATCACTGCTCGCCGATCATCTCGATCACGATCGCGCCAACGATGCTGCCGACAACCTTGTACCGTCGTGCAACAGATGCAACGCCCATCGCACGAAGCGCGGCGGGCGCGCGCCATTGCGTGACGACGAACTGACGATGATCTGGAGTGGCGTACGCACGCGCGCCGTCGAGCGCGTATGCGAATCCTGCGGCGGCTCGTTCCTAACGATCCCCGCACAGGTCAAGAAGGGCCGCGGGCGGTTCTGTTCGCAGTCGTGCGCTCGCCATGCGCCGCGCAAGCCGCGACAACCGCGGTACCTCGGCTAGGGCCCCTGAGTGATCTCGGGCTCCGGCTCCTCCTCCTCAGGCTCCGGTTCCGGCTGCTTCTCCGGGTCCTTCTCCAGGGAGCCGCTCTGAATGAGGAACTCCTCCAAGTCCGGCGAGAGGTCCTCGTCGAATTCGTCGCCGGGCATGTGCTCGAGGACGGGCTGGATACCGATGACTTTGTAGTGACCCATGTTCTAGGCGGGAACGTCGATGACGGCGACCGTGAGGGCGGTCACCCCGGTGTATGTGATGTCAGCGAGGCCGTCCGCGACCGCACCGAATGATGGTGCGGGGAATGGGCCGATCATGCGTTCCCCGGCGTTCGGGACGACAACGGCGACGTCAGCGATGGCTTGGCCGGATCCGGGGTCGGTGCGTGGCGTGGCGATCGTGACCGTCCATGACGATGAGTGCCCGTTCTTGACGTGCAGGAATGTGCGGTCTCCGGGCGTGAACCGGTCGCCGCCGCCGGCTGCGGCGGCGTATGCCGGGTTCAGTCCGGCCTTGACGACCTGTTGGGTCGCGAGCACTGCCATACGGATCCTCCTGCGCTAGTGGTTAGAACGTGGTGATGGTCGCGACCCATGTCGCGCCGAGCTGCGGGCGGTCCGCGGTGGGGTACGTCCGGTATCCGGAGCGTTTCGTGACGGTGATGTCGCTGACGAGCCCGCCGAGCGTCGCGTCCGTTTGGAGGCGGGCGCGAACGGAGCGCTGTCCGTCGTCGGTGAGGAGCGCGTCGAGATATTCGCGGGCCTCCTCGGTGTCGATGCCGACGATGACTGTGATGTCGTAGTCGGCGCGGGTGACGCGCGAGTCGTATTCCGCGCCGGCGGGCGCGACCGTCACTCGAGCGTCGAGGTCCTTGACGGTCGCTTCGAGCGCTCGCCTGATACGGGTCGGGAGCGGCGTGTCGGTCATGACGTCGTCAGCAGGCGCCAGACACTTCCGCAATGTTGGAATACGTCGGCGCCGTCTTGCTCCGGGTACTGGATGTCGCTGTCGCGGCGCATCCACAGCGTGGTGCGCCCAGACACGGCAAGCGCGGCGTCCTTGAGAAGGGCGTCGAGACGGGCGGCGACCGTTTCCGCGGTCGTCGAGCTCGGGGATCGGTCGACCGCTTTGATCAGCCACAGATCGCTCTGGGTGTCCGCGCCCCCGTACATCCATGCGGGTGTCCCCGACTGCTTGCTGAACACGACGTACGGGGTCGCCGCGAGCCTGGGGGCTTGCTGATGGTAGATCGCGCTCTGCGCAGCCAACAGCCCGATGAGAGTGCTGTCAGCGGCCAGCAGCGAGTAGATCGCCTGACGTACAGGGTTGGCGGCCATCAGCGAAACAGGGCCGCGAGCCGGCCAAGGAACGGGGCGCGTTCCGCCTCCACGGCGGGGAGCAGGAACGGTTGCGCGGCCGTGTCGTGCGTCCCGTACTCGAGGTACAGGGCGGCGCCCCCGACCTCCACCCCCTTGTCCGTGACCCTTATGGAGTCGCGGGTCGCTCCCGTATCAACGGCGACATCGGCGCGCATCCGGGCGGCGACCCGCTCACTGGTCGCGCGTTCCTGCGCTTCCGCGCCCGCGGACGCGCGTGCCGCGATCTGCGGCAACCGGCTCGTGAGTACCACGCGGGTTGGCATCAGTACCCGACCGGCGGGTCCGTGTTGATCACAATGATCCCCGTGCCGGCCGCCCACGCAGCCTCCACGACAGTGACGGGACGCGCAACGTATTCCGTCATGTTCACCACCAGCCGGGCCTGGAGTTCCTCAGGGGTCGTCGCGGTGATCACGGACGGCGGCACCTCAACACGCCGTTGGAACTCGTCACGGATTTTCGGGGCGGCCTCCGGAACAACGACCGACCAGGTGCCCGGCGGGTCCTCCGTGATCGTGAACGTGATCTCCATGCTGGGGGTTACAGCTCCCTGGCTTCGACGCGCGTCAAGATCTCGCTGGTGCGGCGGCGGACCGCGGTGACTTCGTACGCGCGACCGTCCATGTCCACGCGGTCCGCTGCCGTGATCTGCGTTCCCGCTGGGAACGACAGGATGTGAGTGGTGCGATCATCGACGCGGTCACCGGCCGGGCCGGTTTCGCCGCCGCCGGCCGGGGCCAGCCGCGCGGGAATCGGGACACCGGTCGCGAACGATTCGGTGGTTGACCCGGCCCCGTCGGAGGTGGTAACGAGCGTCTGGATGGTCGCCGTGCCGGTGAGTCGCGCTCGTGCGTGCGCGCGGGTCTGCGCGAGCTCCCCTGGTGTGCTCGTCGGCGGCATTGTGCGCTACCTAACAGGCGATGTTGTCAGTCGAGCGTGATGTCGACGTCCCCGACGGGGAAGCGGATTACAACCCCGGTGGTAGCCGTCTTGGATGCGGTCATCGCGCCACCCCAGATGAAGTTGCCAGCGCCGTATGTCGCGCTTGACCAGATCCCGACGTGCGTGGCGGCGGACCATGCGCCGGACGCTTCCGGGAACGCGATTTCGACGTCGTTGGAGAGGGTGCCGGCGGTACCGGATGCGGTCGGGAAGCTGGTGGTGCACACGACGCGGGCGTACGCGTTCGCGTTCGCGAGTTCGCTGGCGCCGGTGTCGCCGGGGTCGGCGCTGTGCAGCGACATGGCGATCACCGTTGGAGCGGTGATGTTCGTTGCGTTGAAGTAGCAGTTGAGGATTTCGACTTCGGCGGTGTTTCCGATGGTCACTGTGTCCTCCGCGGACGGTTAGGTGGTGTTGCGGCCGGAGTACGAGTAGGTGCCGGTACTGGGCCCGTATGTGAGGTCTTGGTCCGCGGGATACGTTCGTGTCCCGTTGCTAGGCCCATACGTGAACGCGCCCGATCCCGCGTACGTGACGGTTTCGGCTGGGTCCTCGTACGTGAAGACGAGGCCGGTGAGATGCGCCGCCGCGACGAGGTTTCCGGTCGCGGTGAGGACGGCGGCGACGTCCTCGATCGTGATCGTGGTGACCTGGATGTGCCCGAGCCCTGTGAGCAGGGCACTAGCGTTGGCGTCCAGGACCGCGCTGGCGGTGAGAGTTGCTGCGCCCTCGAGCAGGGCGCTCGCGTTTCGGGCGGCTTGGCCGGCGGCTTGGAGGCTCCCGGTCCCGGCGAGCGCAGCGGCGGCTTGGAGGCGCGCTTCAGCGGTCGCTGTGAGCGCGCCTGCGGCGGCCAGGGCGGCAGCGGCGTACGCGGTTGAGTGCCCGGTCGCCTGAAGTGTCCCGGCGCCGGTGAGCGCTGCCGCGGCGAGTCGCGTGAGTTGCCCGGCGGCGGTGAGCGCGCCAGCGCCGGTCAGTGTCGCGCTGGCGGAGAGCTGCGCGGACGCCGATGCGGCGAGGGATCCCGCTCCGGCCAGGAGGGTGGCGGCGTCCGTGCGCATCGCGCCAGCGGCGGTGAGTGCGCCACTGGCGGTGAGGGTCACGGCGGCGTTGAGGTAGATCGCGTCCGGGGTCGCGGACAGCGTCCCGGCGGCCGTGAGGAGAACGGCGCTGTTCGCGACGAGCGCCCCGGCGGCTGTGACCGCGCCCGCCCCCGTAAGGGTGGTGGCAGCGTCGTGGGTCGCTCGAGGGGTCCCGGTGAGCGCGCCCGCCCCGGTTATGGCGGCTGCGCCCGCGATCGTGCGTTGCCCGGCCCCGGTCAGGGCACCGGCGCCCGAGAGCGTCGCGGCGGCCGCGAGATTCGCGGTGGCGGCCCCCGTCGCTGTGCCAGCCCCGGTGAGGGTCGCGGCCCCGGTCGCGCTCATCGCGCCGGTCCCCGTGAGCGCCCCGGCGCCGGTGAGGGTCGCGGACGCGTTGAGGTAGATCGCGTCCGGGGTCGCGGTGGCGGTGCCCGCGCCGGTGAGCAGGGCGGCGCCATTCGCGACGAGCGCCCCCGTCCCGGTGAGGGTCCCCGTCCCTGAGAGCGCGGTGGCGGCGTCCGTGGTCGCTCGAGCGGTAGCCGCTAGCGATCCCGCGCCGGTGAGGGTTGCGGCGCCCGCGATCGTATGTTGCGCCGTTCCCGCGAGCGTCCCGGCGCCCGCGAGGGTGGCGGCGGCCGTGAGACGTGCGCTCGCTGTCCCCGTGAGCTCCCCGGCGCCGGTGAGGGCCGCAGCTGCGGATGCGTGGAGGTTCCCGGTCGCGGAGAGCGCACCGGTCCCGGAGAGCGCGCACGCAGCGTCAAGGTAGATCGCGTCCGGGGTAGCCGTCAGCGTCCCCGCGGCGGCCAGGGTCGCCGCGGCGTTCGCGACAAGGTTGCCGGTCGCACTGAGCGCGCCCGCGCCCGAGAGGGCCGCAGCTCCAGCGATCGTGTGCTGCCCCGTCGCGGAGAGCGTCCCCGCCCCCGTGAGGGTCGCGGCACCAGCGAGATTGGCGGTTCCGGTCGCCGCGAGCGTCCCGGCACCCGAGAGTGTTGCGGCGGCGGGAGCGACCATCGCTCCGGTCGCGGTGAGCGTCCCCGTCCCGGTGAGGGTCGCTGCGGCGTCGAGATAGATCGCGGCCGGGGTCGCCGACAGCGACCCCGCCCCGGTGAGCGTCGCGACTGCGCTGGCGCGCATTGCGCCCGTCGCCGAGAGCGTCCCCGCCCCGGTGAGGGTTGCGGCCCCGGTTGCTACAAGGCTGCCAGTCGCAGCGAGCGACCCGGCGCCCGGGAGGGTCGCGATACCGCTGGCGCGCATCGCGCCCGTCGCGGTGAGTGATCCCGCGCCGGCCAGGGTGGCGGCCCCGGCGATGGTGTGCTGCCCCGTCGCTGCTAGCGCGCCCGCCCCGGAGAGTGTTGCGGCGGCGGTCGCGCGCATCGCTCCCGTCGCCGCGAGCGCACCAGTGCCCGTTAGGGTCGAGGCGGCGTTCTGAACGAACCCGCCCGCAGCCGTGAGAGCGCCCGCGCCGGTGAGGGTTGCGGCCCCGGCTTGGTTCGCGACAGCCGTCCCCGTGAGAGCGCCCGCGCCCGTGAGGGTCGCGGACGCCGCCATCCGCATCCCGCCCGTCCCGGCCAGGGCGCCAGCGCCCGTGAGGGTTGCGGATGCGTCCAGAAACCCGCTGGTGGGGACACTGACGATCCCGGACGCGAGCCCGGTTTCAGCCCGCCTGGGAGCAGGGAACGGCCAGCGAACGTAGCCGCTCACGACCTAACCCCTATTCGTCGTCAAAGATGAATGAGGCGCGAATCACTTGGCCGGTCCCCATTGGGACAAGCGCGATCCCGTTCGCGACCCCGGTTGGAACGGTGATGCCGTCCGGCCCAAAGCTCTCCATGATCCCGGCGCCGATTGATCCCGGCAGGCTGTAGAACAGTCCGAGGCGGGTGCCGATCGTCGGCGGGGTACCGGACGAGGTGATGAAGACTTGCGCGACGTTCGTGGCCGCCCGGTCGCGCCATGGCGCCTCCGTCGTCGACGACCATGTCCCGGCCGTCGTAACCCGCACGAGTTCGAAGTCGACGGCGACGGCGGTGGTGTTCCAGATCCTGAAGCCTTGAAGGATGGGGGTGCCGGTCGCGCCGGCGTACAGGGCGATCACCGGCAACGTGGTGGAGCCGGCGCCGGTCAGGCCGCCAGCGGAGTATCTAGCCATGCGGCCTCTCGAGTCGGAGGTGTCAGAAGTTGCTGATCGGCGGCATCGTCAACATGGGGGGCGCCGCCGCGACAGTGACGGGCTCAATCGCGATGGTGTACGACGTGTAGATTTCCGCGGCGCCCGCGGTCGTTGTAAATGTCCCGGTCGACCCGCCCGCCGTCAGGGTTTTCCCCTGTGTGGTCGATGTTGCGTTCGAGCCGCCACCGCCCGTGGTCAGCCCACCGGTCGTGGTCCCATCAATCTTCGCGAGCGTCGATACCGTTGAGAACGTCGACTGGATGTCTCGCGAGAACCAGTCACAGAACACCGCCCCATCGAGAGTGCCGGCGACCGCCGGGGCGACCATTGAAGCCGTCCCTGACGCCGCACCGCCGCCCGCGTGATCACCTATCGGGACGGTCGCGTGATGCCCGGTATATCGGGCGATCACAGCCGTCCACTTCACGCCAATCGGGCTTGTCCACGTGAACGACGCGGCCCCTGCGTCCCCTGCGTCCGCGATCCGCCAGCGTGTACTTACCCCAACCGAACCGGCCACGAATATGTATTCCGCGATCGTGGTCCACGCCCCCGTCGAGGGGGATGTGGTCACGGTCCACGGATTTCCGCGCGTGTTGACCACGAGAATCATCAGGTCCCCTGCCGCGAGACCTGACGGCTTGTTGACCGTGACCGTGTTGGAGTCGCTACCTACGGCCGTCGCGGATGTTTGCCTAACAACCGCCAC